CCATCCACGCTGGGCTGGAAATCTGGTATCGGAACAAGCACAGAATTGGAGTGGACTGTGCTGAAGATGAAACAGACGACACAAATGATGTTCCAGTCCTCACCCGCGAAGCCCTCCTCTCACGTTGCTACTCCGCCATCGAGTCCACCTTCGCAGAGTCCCCTCCCTCCCACTTCTCCCCAGACTACCGCACATCCGACTACGCAATCCAATCCTTCCACTCCTACATCACCCATTACAAAGACGAGATCCTCACCCCGTTCACCTACCAAGACAAACCCTTGGTTGAATTCTCGTTCTCCTTTCCGCTGGGTAAGAGTGAATTACCAACAAGTATTTTCCGAGCCTGGGATTATGGAAAACTGACAGATTCAGAAGAGAAAGAACTTGCCAATGCAATGATTACTTCTGAACAATATCGAGACACTGTTCCAGTCCACATAGAATGGTCCGGCATTGTTGACATGCTTGCGGAAGTCAACGGCTCTCTCTACGTTGTCGATCACAAAACCACCTCAATCCTTTCTCAGGATTTCTTCGACGGATTCGAGATCGCGATGCAACCAGTGGGTTACTTCTCCGCTGTCCGCGCGGCATTTCCAGACCTTCCTATCAAGGGATTCCTCGCTAACGTTCTCGCCTGCCGCAAACCCGTTGCCGCGGTGACAAAGTCAGGCCGGCCTACCACGTCTAAACCATTCGAAGCCCTCCGCCGTCAATACAACTACTCCGACTGGCATGTGGAAGAATTCAAGCGGGACGCCCTTGCGCTCATTGAAGAACTCTTCGCCAACCTCACTAACACCTACTTCCCTCGCAAAACCACATGGTGCGTAGGCAAGTATGGCAAGTGCCCATTCTTCGACGTGTGCGCTCTGCCGCCAGAACAACGGATGTCGATGCTTATGTCTGATAACTACACCAACAACACTTGGAGGCCCGTATGAAACCCCTCACCATCTCCATTGACCTCGACAAAACCTGGACCGCAGATCCAACAGTGTTTGCACTTATTGCTTACACCTTTCGAGCCCGCGGTCACAAGGTCATCATCTGCACTCGTCGAACCGAACTCTCTCACGAAGATCGCATCAACCTGCAGATCCCTGAATTTGTCACCCTCTTCTTCGCCTCCTACGGTTTCAAACGCGACGCTGTCCCCTTTCCAGTTGATATCTGGATTGACGACGAACCCGGCACAATTGAACCTCAGCGGTTGTTGGAGGAACCAGACCCCGCCTCACTATGACCACCAACATCTCCTACCCAGTCCTCGCCCACGCTTCCTCCCCAGTCCACGGGTCTCACACTGACTGGCTCCACACAACCATCCTCGCGCTCACTTGCGAAAGCGTCACCCAGTCCAAAGACCACTCCTTCACCCAACAAGACAAACAAATCTACCGCACACTTTATGCTGACATTCTAAAAGTCCTCAACCAAATCCAAACTGACTTCACACTTGACCCCACCCGCGCGCTAACTACCCTCCGCGAGCTTCAATTCCAACTCAACACACTCCTTCAATGAAATCCTCCACCGACTTCCTTCCCCGCCTCCCGCAATCCTTCCTCCTCATCGGCCCTCCCGGCAGTGGCAAAACCACAGTCTCCCTCCAACTCCCCAAGCCCTTCATCCTTGACTGTGACCAGAACCTCAACGGCCCAGTTAAATTCCTACAAGAACAGAAAAAGCTCGGCACTGATTGGTTCTTTGACAACCCAGCTAAGAAAGCTGACGGAACTGCATGTCCTCGTGAACTCCAATGGGACCGTGCAATTGAACTTCTTACTGAAGCTTGTTCTTCTCCAAAAGTAGAAACCATTGTTATCTCCTCCCTCACATCCTTCATCGAGCTCGCCTTCATCCAGACCTACAAAATGACAGGCAAAAAACTCGGTGACTACAAGAAAACCATCGACCCAAAATTCGAGTTCGAACAATGGGGCGCTTTCGGTTCCATCATGCGGCAAACAATCTTTTGGCTCAAGTCCTCTGACAAGCGTCTCTGCATCGAAGCTCACATGACCGTCGATAAAGAAGAACTCAGCGGAGCCCTCACTAATTTCATCAACATTCCAGGTAATCTCAAACATACAATCTCCGGATGGTTTGAAGAAGTCTGGGCACTTGATGTTTCTATAACCGGAGTTCCACCAAACCACAAAAAAGAACACCGCATCTTTACCGCGCCCGACAACAAATCCAAACACCTCGGTCTCAAGTCCGCAGCACAGCTCGGCACTTCCTTCCCCGCGGATATGGTTAACGTCCTTCAAGCTTTACAGAAATGAACTGGCAACCGATGAAAACAGCACCCAGAGATGGAACATATATCCTTCTTGCTGGACCTAGTGGATATTCAACAACACCACTCAGAGTAGAAGTGTGTCGATATGATGCAGAATTTAGACCTCTTCAACCTTGGGTTAATCATGCAAATAATAGCTTTACTGACGGAGGAGAACAACCAACCGGCTGGATGCCACTACCATGACCCGCACATTCCTAGTCGCCCTCAACCTCGAACCCATGTCCGACATCGACTCCATCGCTGCTGACATGCTCGACTCCCTTGCCCAAGACGGATTCCAAGTAACTTCCGTCAAGCCTTGGGCATCCGCCAATACCGATCAACAAACAGGAGCTTTTTGGAACATCAATCCTCCGCAAACTTTCTCAGGACAACCCGTCCTTTGAACCACAAAACAACAAACAAACCAAAACACAAACCAAAACACATATGCTCCCACTTAGCCTCACACTCAACGACGCTGACACCTCATCCCCTATCCTTGTTGAAGGAAAACAACCCCTCATCATCGACAAGGCGGAAGTTGCCCAGTCCAAATCCGGCAGGGGCTACTTCCTCGCCGTCACCTTCAAAACCCAAGAAGACTCTATGTCCATCAAGGGCACGAAGATCGGTGCTGGGTTCCCCCTGATCCAACGCTACATGCTTCCTATCCCCGGCACTGAGTTCGGCGACGGCGAGCAGGCGGAAAACTACAAAGCCAACCTCTGCCGCTTTATGCTCGCTTGCGCCAACCGCAAGGACACCCCCGAAGCCAAGGCAGAACTCCCTGAGTTCAACGAGTCCTACATCGCTAACCTCTCTAGCGTTGTCGTGATGGGCAACATCAAAACCTCTAAACCCAAAGATGACGACGATGGCTACGGCCCTCGCTCTGAAGTCAAATCGGTCAGCGGTATTGACCCACAGTAAACTTTTGAGCTTGGATGGCTTAAACCAATGGACAGGCATAGCCAGAAATGTCTATCAATAATCGGGTCTCGCCTGAAACCGACTAACTGCTGTGAGTGAAACTCTCACCAAGCTCAATCTTAACCCTCCGCTGGCAGACCGGAAATAGTCTGCCTTTTTTCTCCTATGAAAACCAAACGCAGTTCAAAAACTAACAACCGTATGTTAAACCAACTCTGCGATAGTGCTGTTGGCCAGCCACCAAAGCCTCGTCGTTCCATCCCTATCAAAGAAGTAGACGAAATGATCGACCGTGCCGTCACACGAGTTAAATCCGAGCGGACTATCTACGATGATCGTAACAGCCTCATTACCCGCATTGATGAAGTTGAACGTGACTATGAGTATCACTCTACCTGCCTTCACAACATTGAGAAAAACCTCATCTCATTGAAGCAAGAGCTCAAAGCCACAAACACCGCAATCGCGCGCGAGCTGGACCTCGACTCCCTCCGCTAACACCAAATAAGCAACCTTATGGAAAAAACATTACATAATTCAGATATCTCAGGTGCAAAAATAAACGTGCCTGATATCAAAGTAGTAGGCAACGGAGACACTTTCCGTTTGCTTTGCAAAGCATCTTCACAAAATGAAGGCTGGATGAAAAGCACAAAAGCTATGGAAGTGCCAGGCGGGTGTGTTGTGCAAGTTACAACTCAGCAGAAAAACATTGATGGCACTTACGCCTGTGCTGAAGCACTAGCCTACGTTCCAGGTGTAAAAATTGTTGATGACGTAAATGGCGGGCGAAAACTCGTCAGTCATGCCGCCTAACCTCCGCTAACCCCTCGACCTAAGCATGTCGCTAAACTGCTTACTAACTTTCCATGTCCGCCACTCCCACCCCCGAACTTCGCAAACTCAAACGCCTCTCTGACGCCACATACATCCCGCTCGCCGACATTAAAATCAACCGCAACGAGCGCCTGCGCCGCAACATCAAAGACGTCAACGAAAACGCTGAACGCATTGCTGACTCCATCGTCCTCGTCGGCCCGATCCAACCTCTCCTCCTTGACGAAGAAAACAATCTCATCGACGGTGAATGCCGTTACACCGCTTATAAACTTCTCCTCGAACGTGGCTACAATGCCATCGAAGTCCCTGTTGTCCGACGGGTCAAAATCGAACAAGCCATGAAATGGATGATCGAACTCGACGCCAACATGCAGCGCAAAGCTATGCGTTGGCAAGACATTGTCCTCGGCATCGTCGCGGTCCATGAGCAGAATTCTAAAATGGCCAAAGACCGCAAAGAGCAATGGGGTATGCGGGCAACCGGGCATCTTGTCAAACAATCTCACTCCTACGTCCAAGACTGCATCCTCATTGCTCCATTTCTCCGCAACAGCGACGCTGAAGTCTGTGAAGCCAAAAACCTCGAAGCGGCTAAACAAGTCCTCCTCCTCCGCAAAGAACAAGCCCTTGCCCAAGCAGCCGCTCGCCTTTCTGGCGCAGTCACTGTCGCGCAGCCCAAAGCTCCCAAGCCTTCCGGCATCATCAACATTTCCCTCGGTGACGTCACAGCCCCCACTGCCCAATCGGTAGTCGTGACTTCCCCAGAAGAAATCCGTGCAATGAACATTGTGAATTTGTCCACCCGCTTGCACAACGTGGACTGCACGACATTCATGAAAGAAACCATGTCGCCAGAATCCGTTGATGCCATCATCACAGACATCCCCTACGGCATCGACATGGATCTCCTCGAAGACATGCAAGGCATTGACATGATGCGTTCAACCCACGACGTGGATCAAAACGTGGAACAGATGAAGCCGTTTCTTGAAGGTGCTTATCGTGTTCTCAAACCAAACACTTATCTATTCTTCTTCTACGCCCAACAGCACCAAGAAAAGCTTGCCACCTGGGGACGGGAAGTCGGATTCAATGTGCTTGATTGGAACCTGCTCTGGCTCAAACCACACAGCTGCAAAAACAACGCACCGCACCAGAACCACACTAAGTCTTATGAGCCCGTTATGGTTATGAAAAAAGGCAAGCCCGTCCTCGCTAAGCCTATGACCAAGTGCCACATGGAAGTTGACGGTATGCCAGACAAGCGCCTTCAAGCCAACCCATTTGCCAAACCGCTCGAATTCATCGACAAAATGATCCTCGATCCAATCTTCATTCCAGGTATGACGATCCTTGATCCGTTTGCTGGTGAAGGCTCCATCCTCCGCGCGTGTGTTTACCGCGGTGCTAAAATCATCGGCTGTGAACTAGACGAGCAACGCTTCCCCGCGCTGGTCACTCGTATGAAAGAAACCTACAAAAACATGCTTGGAGGGAATGTGCAATTCACATGAACACTTATTTCGTAGTTCTACCAAAACCTTGGCCAAACAAACGTATTAAAGCTGACAGTGCAAAGATTTCTAATGGAGTCCTTTGCTTTGTCTACAACAACGAAAGTGTAGCTATATTTAAAGAATGGCTGCACTTTTACAACGAAGCTACAGAACATCTAATTGAAACCATTTAATGCTTCCCAACTACTTCCCCCTCAACCCATCAACCTCCCGCCTAGCCATCATCGGCGACGCACCAGGTCCACACGAACTAGCCCAGAACCGTCCCTTTTGCGGACCTACCTCCGGGCTCCTCCGTGCAGCCGTCGAACAGCACGGACTCTCCCTCTCCCAGTGCTTCCAAGGCTACATCTACAACCAAGTCCCTCCAGGCGGTGACATTGAACAACTAAATAAATCCGACAGTGAATTCCAACGATCACTCCAAATCCTCCTCTCCGACCTCAACAAGTTCCAACCTAACTGTGTCCTTCTACTCGGAGGAACAGCCCTCTGGGCAGCCGGAATTTTTCATAAAATTAACGTCTTCCGAGGAACTATCTTTGCTGGATTTCCGCAAAGGCATAAGTGTGTTGCAACGTTTGCTCCAGGTTATATTCAAAAAGTATGGGACGATTCCCCTCTCTTCCTCTTTGACGTTAAACGCGCTATCACAGAATCTAAAAACTCACAGCTTGACCTTCCAAATCGGTTCCTCAACCCAAGCACCACAGCCTCTGAATGTATCTCTAAACTCAACGCGATCACCCCAGGCACCCTAGTCTCCGTTGACATTGAAGGTGGAGTCCCCAATCCCAACGAGACCACCCACAAACACCTCGATGGTGTCACCTGTATTGGTATTTCCACCGACCCGATGTCAGCTTGGATTATACCATTGCAGGATTTTGATGACGACACAAAAGCGGTCGTAATGCAGACGCTTAATAAAATGATGTCTAATCCTGACATTCCTAAAGTTCTGCAAAACTCGCTTTATGACTATGTCGTTCTCGCATGGCTGTGGAAGATCAACGCACAAAACGTCAAACACGACACTATGCTTTCCGGCTGGGAAATTTACCCGGAACTTCCTAAAGGTCTAGGCACGCAAGCATCTATCTGGTCAATGGAGCCGTATTATAAGTTCGAGCGGACTTCTGGTGCAGATCTTGAACCAAGTGAACGAAAGAAACTCCACTACACCTATTGCTGTAAAGATGCCGCAGTCACGCTGGAAATCCACAATGCCCACATGGCAGCAATGTCACCAGAACAGCGCAAGCATTATGACTTTAACATGGAGTTGATTCCGTCTCTTCAATATATGTCACTGCGCGGTATTCGCTTCAACAAAGACAAGTGCAAACTCAAGCATGA